AGAATTCGCAGATGATTGATTAACGGCTCATAATCCGCCTCCTCGCATGTTTCAGCCCAGTTTTCCTTTTCATAATTAAATCCAGTAAATGTATTATAAACACCCTCTTCCACATCAAGCGGAGGCGGTAGAAAATCAATATGATGATAAGTTCTAATGTCCTCGTCTTCAAGCCAAACATTAATGAATTTAGTTTTTTTCAATTGAACGTTTCCCTCTTTATCAATCACCTCATCATAAAACCATTTTCTATTATGAACTACTCTAAAATCAGCCATTTTTCTCATTACAATATGTTTCTCACCATTTCTCGTCGTTTCCTCAACAAAACAAGTTGGGTCTTCCAAAAGAAAATTTGTTTTCTCAAACTCATCTTTTACAAGGTCATACGGCTTGGGGTTGTTGCTCTCCTCCTCTGTTTCGGGCTCAACATATACCAGCGGATTTTTGGGTTTCATATCCCATTCAATACCACAATACTCGGTTCGTTTATTCAGCGTTTTAATTAAATCCTCATGTTCCCCTTTTAGTTGGAACCCATCAAACATATTCACCATAATATTAACATCGTCGCCAACGGCGGTTTCAAGCGCCTTGCGTTCCTCAATACACATCAACTTGTTGATGAGCGATGATTTTTTATTTTTTTTGGATTGGTCTTGAAGATGTTGAAGGTCAGCCTCGTTCCAGAGCCTGTCCTTAATCACCTTCAATTCCCTGTGTAGATTTGTAAGAAAATTATTTTTGGAAGTATTACGGTCAGTATTAATTGATTTCAAGACATCAAGTTTAGTTATTTTAAAATTTTTCAAGATAGTATCACGATTTGTAACATAGTCGGCAAGACTGGAACAAATAGCGTCGGGATATTTATTTTTTATGATGTGAAGAAGAAGGGTGGGATGCGCGTTCTTCATATCATAATCTGTTGTGTCTTGATGAATAATAAAATCACGAACAGACCCTCCAACATTTTGTAGAGCCTTTCTTGTAGCATACAGGCGCCCATCTCTATTAGTGCCCGCTGGCTTATAATTAACTCCCAGTTTATACCCAGCGCGCTTGACCTCTCGGCAAAATTTCAAGATTTTCTTACACTCTTCTATTTTGTCTTTATCCGTCTTGAATTTTTTATTATCTTTACGAGATTCATTCCAACGGATTAAATCCTTTAACTGACGGGCATTCAGCTTCAAGATTTTGTTAATATTCTGTTGGTCGTAGTATTCCTCGCGCATTCTATAAATCAATTTATTGGGATGTTTTTAAATCAATTTTTTTAATAATTAGTATGTTAATTAACGATTTTATTTCGTAGGGATTTCCAGAACAAAAACGAACTGAATTTCCAGCCTATTTTTAAAAAAAATTGAAACTCTTTTTTCCCAGCCAGATGTTGATGTTATGCCTACAATCAGTCAAGAAGAAAAAAACAAGTCAATTGCCTTCTGTTCGCTCATGGGCGAGATGATGGAGTTAATTGATGATTTGAGTAAAGATATTCCAGAGGGTCGTTATTTAGAGCTGTGTGATAAAATTAAGAAACTCCATGATAGAGCAACAACGAACGAGGTGATAGTAGAACACACGAGGCGTTCTAATATGAGAGTTCGGGCTCGTCCTCGCGTTCTAACAGATGCCGAGAAACTCGCAACTGGGCGCTGGAAGGTCTGTGAATTTTGCGATAAGATAATTAGTAAAAAATGGTATAACAATCACATTAATGAAACTGAATACTGTAAAATAGCGAGGGAATCCAAGCAACTGGCTCTCACAACCAAAAAACATAATAATGCCGAGAAAACTGAATGTATAGCGAAAATCAAGGCGGCGCTACACAAACGCAGATAAAATCTCAATAATATATAAATGTGGAGCGGAGTTGAGATTGGGGCTTTAATTATCACATGCGGTAGTGTATTTACTGGGCTAATAGCGCAAATTCAATTATCTCGCTGTAAAAAAATTAATTGTTGTTGGGGATTATGGGCTTGTGATAGAGAGGTGCCTGATATAGAACCTTCGGTTGAACTCACACCGACAAATACAGAACAAGAGCTATAAATTTTATTTTCCATCTCCAATTCAAGTAGCTTATAATATAATACCACATATATTATAAACTTATTTTTTTCTGTCTTTCCAGAGGTCATTATCCGCTTTCCGCGCACCGCCACCGCCGACAAATGAATAAATGCGAGCCATAGCCCACTGTTCTTTACCCATTTTGGCGGAACGAGGTGCTGATGGAGCTTTTTTACCGCTTTTTAGTCTTACGGATTGTGGGTTGGTTTTCCAAGCCCCGATTCCGCGATTATATACTTTTTGTAAAATGCTCCTCTTAATTCCAGTCGTCCGCGCTATATCGGTTATACTATGGCTCTTCGTCGCTGGAAAGCGATGCCTCTTGTTGTATTTTTGCTTCCATGTGGTTGCCTTTGGGGTCATATATAATACGAGTATATTTTATTGTTCTACCCTCTCGCTCCTTTCTAAATACGGGAAGGGGAGGGTCAAGTTTCTCACAAACAACATCACAATTCTGGACGAGCTCGGGGTGATTAATCACACGGCTCAACATCGTCCTATTAATATCAATTTTATCACAAATGGCTCTTTGGCTTGTAAAGTATTCCCAGCCTCCGTTCGTCATTAACGCATATTTGAAAAACTGAATATTTTTACTACCAGTTGTTCTTCCACGCGGCATGTTATACTATAATAATGAGAATTTTTTAAATCAATTTTTTCAACAATTAATTAACCTGTCACCATAACATTTCCACCTTTAATCGCCATAGTGCGCTCAACGACGGCAAAATAAGTGATAGTGCGCCCATTCTCATCGCCGTCTTGATGAGTAACATTTGAGATGACGCGAATGGGGGTCTGTCCCACCTCAACGCCTTGACCTATGCCTCCATCAATAGTAAAATCACAGCCCATATAATGAAGGTTGCCCTCCATCTGTCGTAAGCCAATCGCACCCGCACCAAGCGCATCGGCGAAAAATCCAGTTCCATTAAAATAATGATTATTGACTGCCGCTCTCACGGGAGTTGCCTTATTGACTAAAGAATTAAATGAATACTGACCCGAACCGACATTAATATCAGTCCCGAATACTTGGGAGAGCTGTTGGGCTTTCATCGTTTCACTCTCTAAATCAATTGGATAAACCTGCTTATCATTTACACGAATATTATAACGAGTGGGAGTTGTGTAAGCTTTTGAGCCATAGACGCCTAAAGGGTTGGAATTTGCGTCTGTATTATCGTCGGGGTCATGATAATAACCTAATAGTGATTGAACTTTCATTCCAGCTAAACCTAAATCATGGATTTCCTGGACTTCAGTAGTTGAACCTGCCGCAGTCGCGCTGGGCTGGAAACTTGTATTAGTAGTAACCACATCAAGATAGGGAATAACAAGCCCACTATCACTCATAACCATTTCAGCCAGACGATTCATTCGCTCGTCAGTATAAGTAAGATAATCCGCTAAAAATACAGCGTCATTAATATTAACATTTGCGGTTCTGGCGGCATTTGCTACAGTAGGGGAGAACTGGACTACGGTGCCGTTGTCGGCAACTGCGCCACCAACCTGCTTATTAAATGTAATCTCAATACTACATGGCTCATTAATTAAGTATAAGGGAAGAGAAACATTTCTCATCGCTGGGAATAATTGACTTAATTTGATGTAATACTGATTATTCTGTGCGCCCGATGTAGTTAGGGCAAATTGAGGTAATGGAGTAATAACAGTTGCCGCACCTGGGACAACATCTCTCAACCCATACTCGCCACCGCTTGCGGCACCAGTATTATCACGCTCGGGACAGATAGTATCTTGACTACCTACTCTAACCATATCTTTTTGTGAGCGTTCCTCTTGGGTCTGGAATTGCCGCCTAATAGTAGCATATTCTGCGTAACTATCAGTAACGGCAACAACTTTTGAGCCAATACGGAGAACGGCTTGTTTCACAAGTGCGTGGATGCCTGTTCCAATCGGTAAGACGCCATTAACATCGCCCGCATCAACACTTAATGCGATACAGCTGCCAGGGTCAAGTATTCCTTTTTTCATAAGAACAAACCTCATAAAGGTGTCTGTTCTCACGATGGGGTTTAAGATGTTCGTGTCTATATTCATAGTATCTACGCTCGCCATAGGTCGCACTGCTAATGCCTCTGGAATACTCATTTAAATTATATTGAGATAATATTTTTTCCTCTAATTTTGAACCATAATACCTTGAGGGCTATACATCAAGCTATTTTGGGCGAGAACATATGTATAAATTGAGTTAGGCGAGTTGCCGTCAAGGTCACTAACGATACGGACACTGTAAGGGACGTTTCTATAATCAACCCCAACATTTGATAGAGGGTCAAGGCGAACACCCAAGCCGAATACGGGTTCGGGGTCGGGGAGTGTATCAGTATCTTGGGGCGAGCTGTTGGGCTCAAATGAGGTTGGCGGGGACTGCTTTACGAAGGTGTTGAGGTCATTATTTGTAAAGGGAGATAATAAAGTATGAGTAATAGCCTGATATGGCTTAATTGAATCCATGAATTTAGTATCTAATTCAGTCTGCGGTCTGTCCTCCTCACCCTGCTCTTTTACGAATAAATCATAATCAAGAGGGAATTTTTGACCGCCTCGTAAGAATGTAACTCGCCTAATATTGGCTTCTGCGCCTGTCCTGTTTTCAAGCCTTCCAGTTGAGAAGCCGTCTTTTGCGTAATTATTAATATTTCCAGTTGGTATAAAGTTATGATGAACGGCTAAAGTTCTTGATGTGCCTAAATTAAGTGATTGTGTCTGGTCGCTTGAATTTAGAACGCCATAAATTTGGGAAACAGAATTATAGTTAAGGGTTCCAGTAGCTGGAACAGCCAGCCGAGCCATCCCCTCCTCATCGGGAACAAGTAGGTCATACGACAGAGATAAGTTCTTTAACTGATAAAATGCGCCGTTGGCTATACCTGTGGCTAAAACCTCGTTGCGCCTAACATTATTTGCGGTGTCTGTATCATAATATGCGTAGCCTGATAGTGCGTTTGAATCGGGTGATAATTGAAGCTCAATAGTTAATCCCCGTAAGCCATTCTGTCCTAATGGAAGGCGCTGACCTGATGAGAGTAAGCCAGTTCTTAAAGGGATGCTAAATTCAACCTCATTATTTACCTGCCTTGCGCCCTGAAACGATTTAC